CGAAGTACGCAGTTGAAGGCATTATTTTGGGTTCTGGCACGCTTGTCACACCATTTGCGGACGCATAACAGGGGGTGACACATGGCTGATGCTGTAACAAGTCAAACCATTCAGGATGGAGAGCGAACCGCCGTGTTGCGGTTCACGAACGTTTCCGATGGAACCGGGGAGAGTGCGGTCAAGAAGGTAGACGTGTCTGCTTTAGCGACAAACTCAAGAGGGGTCACTTGCACGGAGGTGAGCATTCAGCGCATCTACTGGGCAACTGTTGGTATGAGCGTCAAACTCGATTTTGACGCCACATCGAACGTGCTGGCAATTGGTTTGCCTGCGGATTCCACTGGAGATGAGTATTACGACAATTTCACGGCCATCCCCAACAACGCTGGTAGTGGAAAAACCGGAGACATTGACTTCACGACAACCGGGGCCAGCAGTGGCGACAATTACATGATCATTTTGGAATTGATCAAAAAATACGACTAGGGATAAATAATGGCAGAAGGCGATCCGTTCGACTGGCAACAGTTATCTGGTTCCGGTGGCCCATTTAGCAGAATGCCCAGCGGCTACTCGGTAGACGAGAAGCCGTTTGTCAGCCCCTATGCGGGGATGGCCGAATATTTGCTGGATAGATCGGTGTCCGATCGAGGCAAAAGAACCGATGACCGGCTGGCGGCATTTCGTGATCGAGAAATTGATGACGCTTTAGCCAGCATTACGGCTGATTACGGTGGCCTGGAAGACGAATACAATTCTTTGGTGCAGCAATTTGAGGATGCCAAGCAAGCGTCGATTCAAGGACGGCAGGGCGCGGATGAAGAAATCAAGCGCATCGCCGATGAAATCGCTCGCGTTGAGTCGCTCATTCAACCGGCCATTGACCCTGATCTATTGAGAGACGACTTGCGCGAAGAAATTCTTGCAGGGCTACCAGAACCAACCGATATCGATCCGGATCTTTTGAAAGAGGAGTTGCGTCAAGATTTAATCGCGGCAATGCCCGATCAGGAAGCTTTGGTTGCCGACGTAATCGCAGGATTGCCAGACGACTCCTCTCAGTTGCAGACCATGATCGACCAGTTGCGGTCAGAATTAACCGGGCAGTTCGAATCGATGATTCCGGACGCGCCCGATCTGGATGCGTTGCGACAGCAGATTCTGTCAGAAATTCCAGAAGGTCCAGACATGGATGCTTTTAGAGCACAAATCATGGGAGATGTGATGTCTCAGCAGCCCGACATGGATGCTTTTCGAGCGCAAATCATGGCTGACATCCCTCAAGGACCGGACATTTCCCCTCTGGAGGGGCAAATTGCTGACATTATGAGCCGGTTGACTCAGATAGAGAGTGGTCAGAGGAGGCCTATTACTCCTTCAACAAATACCCAGCCTTTGCCACCACAGCAGTCTGGTGGTGATTCGCGCCAAGATACTGGCGGATTCGGCACGGGCGGTTATGGAGACGTGACAGGAGGAATGGCTCCTGATGCAGGAACGTTCCCTGTTTCAGCTCCTAACAGCGAGTCGACTTATCAGGCACCGCAGCAACCAGTAAGTAGAACCCAGACACAACCCGTGAGAAGAACCCAGACACAACCCGTGAGATCTAGATCCGGATACTACGGCGTAAACATATAGGCGATTTTCAACAATGGCAGTGAGTGGAAGCAAAGATTTTGAACTCGACGTAGCCGATTACGTTGAGGAGGCATTTGAGCGCTGCGGTTTGGAGATGCGTACCGGATACGACCTCAAGACGGCTACGCGATCACTCAATTTAATGCTCGCTGAGTGGGCGAACCGAGGTCTCAACCAGTGGACGGTGGCGGAAAAAACCATTGCGATGGTTAAAGACACGTTAACTTACAACGTGGATTCATCAACGCCAACCGCGACGATTGACGTGCTTGACGTGTTTGTCAGAGAAACGATCAGTGGGACGTCGACCGATTTGACGCTAAGCCGAATGTCCAGAGCTGAATATGCGAATCTGGCAACCAAAAGCAGCACAGGCAAGCCCAACCAGTACTACGTCAATAAATTGATTAGCCCAACCATCACCGTGTGGCCAGCCCCGGACAAGAATGACACCTACACCGTTCATGCAAACGTTTTAAGTCGAATGGATGACGCAGACGCAGGTGCAAACACAATGTCAGTGCCTTTTCGCTTTTACCCGTGCTTGGCCGCTGGTTTGGCCTATTACATCGCCCTAAAGAAATCTCCGGACAGGGTGCAGATGTTGAAAGCCATGTACGAGGAAGAGTTTCAAAGAGCGCTCTCACAAGACGAAGAGAGAGCCAGCTACCGCATTTCCCCCGATCTGCGCAACTACAATAGTGCTTGATGGCGTTTTCATCGAACAAAAGAGCTTACGGAATCTGTGACATCACAGGGTTTCGCTATCGCCTGAAGGACATGAAGAAAACATGGGATGGACTCATTGTCGGTCCAGACCAATGGAGTCCAAAACACCCGCAGTTGCAGAGAAAACCAAGTCCCGTCGACCCACAGGCGCTTAAAGACGCACGACCAGACCCTAATGCGGATGGAAATGACAACACCGTTTTTCTGGTATACACCAATGTCGGTAATGGAAAATTGGGCACAACTTTGCAAACATTTGGATTGACTGTTAGTGTCGGTTCCGTGGAGGTAACGACGTCATGAGTTTCACTTTGGCCACCTTGAAATCGACGGTGAAGGATTATATGCAGGTTGATGAAACAACCTTCAATGACAATTTGAACACTTTCATTAAGGAAGCCGAAAGTCGTATTTTTAAACTGGTTCAGTTGCCTGAGCAGCGCAAAAACGTGCAGGGATCTTTGAGTTCGAGCAATCGGTTTCTCGCGACTCCAAGCGATTTTTATGCGCCATTCTCACTGGCCGTGATCGATAGCAGCAAATATTATTACTTGGATTTCAAACACCCGTCATTCATCAAAGAGTACAGCCCAACGACCTCAACGACCGGAAGGCCGAAGTACTACTCTTTGTTTGATGACACGGCGTTTGAACTCAGCCCGATTCCAAATTCGTCTTATACGGTCGAATTGCATTACCTGTACAAACCCAACAGTTTGACCGCAGGAAGCGATGGGGGAACCACCATATTATCGACGGATCATCCTGACCCGTTGCTGTATGGAACGCTCGTTGAAGCAGCTATTTTTTTGAAAGAAACACCTGACGTTCTTGCCACCTTTGAAACTCGTTTCAAGGAAGGCGTCGCTCGAATGAAGAATTTGAGCGAAGGCCGAGAGACACGAGATGAATTTAGGTATGACATGATACGGACAGGGGTAACTTAGTGGGAAAAATCGCAGAGCTTAAAGATAAAAAAATCGCAATTCTTGGCCTCGGTGCATCACAAATAGATTACGTGATTAGCGTGGAAAACTCGAAACAGTGGGATGAAATCTGGTGCATCAACTCTTCTATCTCCGTTTTTAACTGCGACCGGGCATTCATGCTCGATCCTGCAAGTCGCTATCTCGATACCGAAGATGCAGGAAACCAAACCGATGTCATGCGTAGGTTGTTGCCTGTTTTCGACAAACCAATTTATTCGTGTGAGCTGGATGAACGTGTTCCATCGATCGTCGAGTATCCCCTTGCGGAGGTGATTGAAAGCGAGCGGTGCGCTTACCTGAACAACACAGTGGCCTACACTATTGCGTTTGGCCTCTATCAGGAAGTCGGACACATGGATTTGTTTGGCATGGATTTTAGTTACAAACACAATCTGCACTTTGCTGAAGCCGGGAGGGCATGCGTTGAATTTTGGATTTGCAAATGCATTGAAAACGGCATTGGTATTGGCACGTCGCCGCGCTCGTCGCTACTTGACAGCAACGTCGATATCGAGGAACGCCTGTATGGCTATCACCGGCTGGAAGACCCGGTCGTTGCGATGCCTGATCCAGAGGGTAATTGGGTGGTCTGTAACCGGTCAAATCTTGCAAAGATGGTGAAAAAACACAAGCTGAAAACGATTGAATTGCCGTCGTCACCGGAGCCGTATAAGGGATGAGCAACGAAGTAGGGTTCGAGCTAGGAAACGTCATGGTTTCCACGACAGTCAACAAGGGCCA